AAGATGCAGTGGACTGCCCCTTCTGGTGCGAGACTGTGGATGTCTTATCTTGATAGAGATGATGACGTTCTTCGCTATCAGGGTCTAGCGTTTAGCTGGATAGGCTTTGACGAGTTAACACAGTGGCAGTCACCTTATGCATGGAATTACATGCGTTCTCGTCTTAGGTCTACTGCACCAGATTTGCCTATCTTTATGAGGGCAACAACTAACCCCGGTGGAAGAGGTCATGCTTGGGTTAAGAAGATGTTTATTGACCCATCAGCATATGGAAGGGCATTTGATGCGACAGATATTGAAACAGGTGAAGTTCTCAAATATCCAGCAGGGCATAGCAAAGCTGGGAAGTCTCTTTTCAAAAGGCGGTTTATACCTGCTAGGCTATCTGATAACCCCTATCTCTCAGATGCTGGTGACTACGAAGCCATGCTCCTGTCGCTCCCAGAGCAACAAAGAAGACAACTCTTGGACGGTGACTGGGATATTAAAGAGGGTGCAGCGTTCACAGAGTTTAATCGTGATATTCATGTTGTTGAACCTTTTGATATTCCTAGCAATTGGGTTAAGTTTAGAGCATGTGATTATGGGTATGGCTCTTACAGTGGTGTTGTATGGTTTGCTGTCTCACCGTCTGAGCAACTTATTGTATACAGAGAACTGTACGTGTCAAAAGTCTTAGCCAGTGATTTAGCTGATATGGTATTAGATTTGGAAGCGGCAGATGGTAACATTAAGTATGGTGTCCTTGATAGTTCTCTTTGGCATAAGCGTGGTGATACTGGTCCTAGCCTTGCTGAACAAATGATACAAAAAGGTTGTAGGTGGCGACCTTCAGACAGAAGCAGAGGTAGTCGCGTTTCTGGCAAGAATGAAATACATAGACGACTACAAATTGATGAATTTACGGAAGAGCCAAGACTTGTTTTCTTTAGTAGTTGCACAAACATTATCTCACAATTGCCATCATTGCCATTGGATAAGAAAAATCCAGAGGATATTGACACGAAAGCAGAAGACCACTTGTACGATGCAATGCGATATGGTATAATGTCACGACCACGATTTAGTATATTTGATTATGATTCCAGAGGTGGTATACCTAGTGGAATGCCAATAGCAGATTCAACATTTGGATATTAAGGATACCAAAATGGCAGAAGATGAAAATGTAATGATTGAAGATGATGCTATCGCATTAGAAGATGTAAGTAAAGATAGTGTTGCAGACGAAGATTCTGACGTATCTTCTATAATACCTTTTATTCAAGATAGATTTAGCAGAGCAGAAGATTATCGCTATCAAGATGAACAGCGTTGGTTAAAAGCATATCGTAATTATCGGGGACTATATGGACCTGACGTGCAGTTTAACGAAGCTGAAAAGTCTCGTGTATTTATTAAAGTTACTAAAACAAAAACTCTCGCTGCCTATGGACAGATTGTTGATGTTCTTTTTGCTAATAATCATTTTCCTTTATCTGTTGAACCTACCGAGTTACCAGAGGGTGTAGTAGCAGATGTACACTTTGACCCCAAAGAACCAGAGCAGTTGCGTGGTGATACTTCATTAAGTAGCCCGTATGGTTTTGCAGGAGATGGTAAAGACTTACCAGCAGGTGCTACAGAAAAGTCTCTTCAAGAAATGCTTGGTCCTTTAACAGAGAAATTAGACGGCATAGAGGGGCTTAAAGAAGGCGTAGGTAAAACACCTACGTCAGTTACCTTTAGCCCTGCTATGGTAGCTGCAAAGATGATGCAGAAGAAGATACATGACCAGCTAGAGGAATCTAGTGCAAGTAAGCATCTTCGTAACTCTGCATTTGAAATGTCGTTATTTGGTACTGGTGTAATGAAAGGACCTTTTGCAATTGATAAAGAATATCCTAATTGGAATGATGACGGTGAGTATGACCCAGTATTTAAAACAATGCCACAAGTTTCCCACGTTTCTGTCTGGAATTTTTATCCTGACCCTGATGCCAGTAATATGGATGAAGCGCAGTATGTTATTGAACGACACAAGATGTCAAGGTCGCAATTACGGAATCTCAAAAAAAGACCACTCTTCAGAGCAAATGTAATTGATGAAGTTATTGCGTTAGGTGAAAACTATGTTAAAGAATATTGGGAAGATGATTTATCTGATTATGCACCTGAACATGGAATAGAAAGATTTAATGTATTAGAATATTGGGGTATGGTAGACACAGATGCTTTAGAAGAAGCTGGTGTTGAAATACCTGAAGAACTAATGCAACTAGATGAGTTACAGGCTAACGTATGGATTTGTAATGGTAGATTATTACGTATGGTTCTTAATCCATTTAAACCTGCAAAGATTCCATACCATGCTGCACCCTATGAGTTAAACCCTTACTCATTCTTTGGTGTAGGTATTGCTGAAAACATGGACGATACACAGACATTAATGAATGGCTTTATGCGTATGGCTGTTGATAATGCTGTATTATCAGGTAATCTTATTGTAGAAGTTGATGAGACTAACCTAGTGCCGGGACAAGACTTAACATTATATCCCGGAAAGGTGTTCCGCAGACAAGGTGGCGCACCCGGTCAGGCTATATTTGGTACTAAGTTCCCGAATGTATCTAGTGAGAACATGATGCTATTTGACAAGGCTCGTGTACTTGCAGATGAAAGCACAGGTTTCCCATCATTTGCACATGGACAGACAGGTGTATCAGGTGTAGGTAGAACAGCTTCTGGTATATCTATGCTTATGAATGCCGCAGCAGGTGGAACTAAAACTGTTATTAAGAATGTAGATGATTATCTATTACGACCTTTGGGAGAGGGTTTGTTTAGATTTAATATGCAGTTTGACTACGACCCAGCAATTAAAGGTGACTTAGAGGTAAGAGCTAGAGGTACAGAAAGTCTTATGGCTAACGAAGTACGTAGTCAAAGATTGATGCAGTTCTTGCAAGTTGCAAGTAATCCAGCACTTGCACCATTTGCTAAGTTTCAATACATTATTCGTGAGATTGCAAAGTCTATGGAGTTAGACCCCGACAAAGTTACCAACAACATGGATGAAGCCGCTATTCAAGCAGAATTGATGAAAGGCTTCCAACAAGAAACACAACCAGAGGCACAGGCTAATCCGTTAGACCCAACAGGTGCTGGTGGTGGTAACATAGGAACAGGGCAAGTACCTATTCCGGGCGAACAAGGATTTAGTGCAAATGGACAACAACCGCAAGCAGACACTCAGCAACCTCAAAACGCTGGTCAACCACCCGAAGCAGTGGGAGGCATTCAGTAGTTATATTGATTTAACTATTGAACAACATCAAAAAGTATTAGAACAAACAGACGATGCAGTATTAGTACATAGACAACAAGGCGCAATAGCAGTACTCCGAAAACTTAAATATCTACGGGATGAAGTAAATGGCACTAAAGGAACAAATGGAACTATTTGAAGATGGTGGTCTTAAAGACGAAGGTAATACAATAGACCCTGTGTCTGGCAATGATGTTCCACCCGGCTCTACGCAAGAAGAAGTACGAGATGACATACCTGCACAATTAAGTGAAGGCGAGTTTGTATTTCCTGCTGACGTAGTACGTTACATTGGTCTTGAAAAACTTATGCAACTTCGCCAAGAAGCTAAACAAGGTTTGCAGACAATGGATGACATGGGGCAAATGGGTAATAGTGATGAAGCTATTATGTCAGATACTATACCTTTTGAGCTTTCAGACCTTGACATAGAAGATGAAGAAGAGTATAATAACGACACAGTAGAAATGGCTACAGGTGGATTACTAGGACCTGCCACAGGTATTAGTGGATATGTTCCATCACAAGTACCTGCTACTTCGTTTGTGCAACAACCGCAAGCACCTGTGACACCTACAGTACAACAACAGCCTACACAAGCAACAACACCTATTGCACCAACATATACACCTGCTACACAACAGGCAGTACCTACATTTACTCCTGAACAAATGCAAGATGTGTCATATCCCGGTGTAATACAAACACCTGAATCTGCACCACAAACTGTAGAGATAATTAATCCAACAACAGGTGAAAAAAGAAGCATAACATATATTCCCGGTGTAACGCAATTACCAGAAGGTTTTGTGTTAGCTAGTGAGTATGATGCACCAGAAACACCTACTGTAACACCTACTGTTGGTCAGACAAGTGTTAGAGAAGATACTACTAGTGACCGTAGGAAAGAAGAAGCCGCTAGAGCAAAAATGGAGTTGGATAATGCAAGACTAAAAATGACAAAAGAGTTATTTCCTTTTACTAAACCTGCTAACCCATTTTCTGTTTCAACTGCATTGGGCAAATTAGAACCGGGAACTAGAACAGCAACAGGTTATATTATAGGTGATAATGGAGAATACTTAGACCCACTTACAGGAGAACAAAAGTTTTTTGGTTTAGACAGTGCTAAGTATGCATTAAACCCAGAAGATAAACCACCTTTTAAAATAAAGCCGGGTGGTATTAATGAAAAATTTGAAAAGTATTTTAAAGATAGAGCCTTAAAAAGAGGTGAATTTACAGCTAACGAAAAACAACAATTAAAAGCTGCTAAGACGCAAAAAGAAAAAGTAAACGTGGCTAAAAAATTATCTTCAGCTAAAGTAACTTTTGACAAAGATGATGATGATGATAAAATTGAAACAAAAGTAAAACAGGCTAGAGAAAAAGCTGTTAAAGATTTAAGTCAAAAACAAAAAGAAGAAGAAGAAGCAGATACTCTAGCATTCAACACAGGCGGTTTAGCATCAAAGCCTAAACCAAAGCCTAAGAAGATGAGGTCAGGTGGATTAGCCTCTAAAAAATAATCCACATTAACTGGCTACCTAACTCCCCACCCGACAGTGGCTACGGTTAGCCCCAGCATAGGAGACATTATATGTCTGACACAATCATGGCTGAAGAAATGCAGCCACCAAAAAAAGTAGCATTTGCATCTAAACCTTACTCAAAAGAAGAAAAGTTAAAAAGAGATGAGGAAGAGTTAGAGCAACTAATAAAAGAACAAAGTGGTGAAGTAGAAGTTGCTGAACCCGAAGAACCAGAACCTACTAACGCAGAAGAAAAAACATTTAAGAAAAGATATTCTGATTTACGTAGGCATCAGCAGAAACAAGCTGAAGAATTTAAAACAGAACTGGAAACTTTAAAACGCCAGTTATCTGATGCAACTCAAAAAGAAATGAAGTTGCCTAAGTCTGATGAAGACATTGAACAGTGGGCATCCGATTATCCCGATGTAGCAGCTATCGTTGAAACAATTGCTATGAAAAAAGCTAGAGAGCAATCTACTGCACTAGAAGAACGTATTAAAGTAATTGACGATATGCACAATAGTGCAACAAAAGAAAAAGCAGAAGCAGCTTTAATGCAAATGCATCCTGACTTTGATACTATTAGAGATAGTGATGATTTCCATGAATGGGCAGAAGAACAACCTAAGTGGGTACAAGAGGCACTATATGACAATGACGATGATGCAAGGTCAGCCGCACGAGCAATTGACTTATATAAATCAGATAGAAATATTAGCAAGGCAAAGTCAAGTAAGAATAGCAAGGGTGCTGCTGAAGCAGTTTCTACGAAAAATACACGGACTAAACCGCAAGAGAATGAGGCTTCTAATTATTTAAGAGAATCTCAAGTTCAAAAGATGTCACCACAAGAATATGAAAAGAATGCGGATGATGTCATGGAAGCTATTAGGTCTGGTAAATTTATATATGATATATCAGGGTCTGCACGATGAGTGTAATATTTAAACCTGAAAAGGATATTCATTTACTTGCACCATTCGGACCTACTATGGGTTACTTCCGTATGCCAGAGGAATTAGTCAACACACTAAATGATAAGATGTCAGATAGATTAGTAGACTACTCTGATTCATTAGTGGGTAAAGTATCAGAAGAACTAGCTTTCGATGAAGAGATTATTAAGATTGCCCAACAAGGTGTAGGTCAATTTGTAGGAATGTATCAAGCCTATACAGATGACCGAAATAGTTTTGGTAATAAAAAAATGAACCTTGACAAGTTTAACTATGGATTACAAGTAGTCTCTGGTTGGTTTGTACGTCAATTTGAAAACGAATACAATCCCCTGCATATACATACTGGTTCTAGGTTATCGTGTGTAGGGTATTTAAAATTACCAGAAGGAATAGAAGAAGAGTGGGAGAAGGACTATGAAGACCATCATCCTGCTAATGGGCATATTCAATTTGCAAGCGGTACAGCTGCTGGATATACCTGTACTAACTTTGTGGTTAAACCGCAAGTTGGTGACTTCTATGTGTTCCCTTCTCAGTTATTTCACTGTGTATATCCATTTTACACAAAAGGTGAAAGAAGGTCTTTTAGCATGAATATGAACTTTATTGAAGTGCCAAAAGAAAAAACAGTTGACAAGTAATACTTTATCAGTATAACTATAGTCAACAACGTGTAGACAAAGGGTTATTTCCAAACGAAATTGCCCATCATGTTAGTGAATTTTGTCTACACGTAACGTATATACAAAGGGTTATTTGCAAACGAATTTGTGTACACGTATCAGCAAACGAACAACTCTTCGGATTACCTAATTGCTTTAGCCTGACCCGTACAGTTACACCTAAAAACATTAGCCTCTAATAGTCTTGTAAGTTTGTATCTGTTTAAAATGAAACTTAACTTTAGGAGAAAGTCAAATGGCTTTTACTACCGCTACTGGTTACGGTAATCTTCCTAACGGTAATTTCTCACCTGTAATTTACAGCAAACAGGTGCAACTTGCTTTCCGCAAGTCTGCCGTTGCTGAAGCTATCACCAACAGTGACTACTTTGGTGAGATTACACAAATGGGTGATTCCGTTAAGATTATCAAAGAACCCGAAATCACAGTCAAGGCATATGCTCGTGGAAGTGTTATCACACCACAAGACCTTGATGACGAAGACTTTACATTAACTATTGACAAAGCTAACTATTATGCTTTTAAAGTTGATGATATTGAGGAAGCACATTCACATATAAACTTCCAACAACTAGCAAGTGACCGCGCTGCTTATCGTTTGGCTGACCAATTTGACCAAGACGTTCTTGGTTATATGTCAGGTTACAAGCAATCTGCTATTCACGGTACACCTAATGCAGTAAACGATGTTACTAATGGTACAGTATCTGTCGCAACTGCTGGAACTGACGAGTTATTGTCTTCAATGAAAATTGATGCAGCATCTTTTGGTGGTTCTTCTGGTGATGCACTTGCACTTCAGCCACGTACAGGTGGTGCTACTGATTCAACTCCTGCCGCTGGGGATACATTCCCATTGACAGTTATCGCTCGTATGTCACGTTTGCTAGACCAGCAAAATGTTGATTCTAACGGACGTTGGTTGGTTGTTGACCCAGTATTCATGGAACTATTGAAAGATGAGGATTCTCGTCTATTCAATGCTGACTTTGGTGGTTCTGGTCTTCAGAACGGTCAAGTTAGTACACAGATTCATGGTTTCACTGTGTACACCTCTAATAATCTACCTTCACTTGGTACAGGTCCTGCCACTACTGGCACGAACTCTTCAACCAACTTTGGTGTGATTGTTGCAGGTCATAGTTCTGCTGTAGCTACAGCCGAGCAAATCAACAAAACAGAGACATATCGTGACCCTGACAGTTTTTCTGACATCGTTCGTGGTATGCATTTGTATGGTCGCAAGATTCTTCGTCCTGAAGCTCTTGTTAACGCCATTTACCACTTAGCATAGGAGGACTGAATTATGGCTTTAGGCGCACAAACAACTTCTACTGTTAATATATACGGTCGTTCCAGACGCAACACTGGTATTCCTTACATGATTGAAGGAGTGCTTGACTTTGCAGAAGCAACGGCAGATAAGGGTACTGCACTAGCCGCGAATGATGTTATTCCGGGATTAACTATTCCTGCGAATACATTGATTCTACATGCTGGTTTGCAAGTTCTTACTGCACACGCAGGAACATCATCAGACACCGAATTTGATTTCGGTATCACTGGTGGAGACTTAGACAATTTTGTTGACGGTTTCGACTTTGATGCTGCATCTGCTGGTGCTTTTGCTCCAACTCCTGCTGCTTTTGCTCCTGTTGTAGTTAATGCAACGGATACTATTGACCTTGAAATCCAAGCGATGACAGGTACAACTACAGGTGGCTCACTACGTATGTTTGCTGTTTGTATTGATTTAGAATCCCAGAATGCAACTGATTTTGGGGCTAACGAAGTAGACCGCGATACATTAGCATAACTAACCTAGAGGGGCAGCGGAAAAGTTGCCCCTTTTACTTCTTCATTATAGGTATATTAAATGGCTGAATCGTTCCTTACTCTTACAAATAAAGTTTTAGTTAGACTTAATGAAGTTGAATTAACATCTTCTACATTCGCATCTGCACGAGGCATTCAAGTACAAGCTAAAAATGCTGTAAATGAAGCCCTCAGATATATCAATCAAAGAGAATTTAATTATCCTTTTAATCATGCATCTCAGACTGAAACACTTGTACCCGGAACAGTAAGATATACTTTACCTGCTTCAACAAAAACGGTTGACTACAATACTTTTAGAATTGTTAAAGACCAAGACTTAGGTGTATCGGGTGGTAAGTTAGTAAAGTTAGACTATAATGAATATATTGATGCATACATTACACAAGAAGATGAGGTAGTCACAACTACTCTAAACGGCTCTCACTCTGATTCTGTTACTACTTTAACACTTACATCAACTACAGGATTTAGTGCATCAGGAAGTGCATTTATTGGAAATGAAATAATTTCCTACACAGCTATATCTGGAAATGATTTAACAGGTGTTACTAGAGCAACACAAGGTACTACAGCATCAGCACATGCTACTGGCGTACAAGTAGCACAGTTTGAACATGGTGGTGTTCCACTACACATTGTTAGAACATTAGATAATAATTATTTGCTATATCCTTTTCCTAATAAAGCATACACACTAAAGTTTGATTTTTTTACATTTCCTGCTGATTTGTCAGCGCATGATGATACCACAACTATACCCGATAGGTTTGCTCCTGTTATAACAGACGGTGCTACAGCATTTGTATATCAGTATCGTGGTGAAGCACAACAGTACGGTATTAACTTTGCTAGATTTGAAGATGGCATTAAACACATGCAGACTTTATTAATTAATAAGTTTGATTATGTTAGGTCTACATATATTCCAAATGCAGGTAACTCTATGGGTTCTGCTGGTGCGAGGGTACTTTAATGGCAGAGGCTACTTTTCTCTCATTTAACTGTGAGGGTGGTTTAGTATTAAACCAGTCTACTTTTATTATGAAGCCCGGACAGGCGTTGGAGTTAACTAACTTTGAGCCTGACATTGCAGGTGGGTATAAGCGCATTAACGGTTTTCAACCGTTTGTGCATCAACTTGTACCAGAGACTACTAGCTCAAGTGAACCTATTTTAATGTCTGCTCTGTTTAATAACTTTGTTCTTGCGGCTAGAGGTACAAGCATATTTAGTTCTGCTTCTACTACAGTACAACAGAAAATTTTATCTAGCGAAGGTATGACAGGTTCGGGTACTATAACTGTAAATTCAACAGCTTCTTTTACGGCAAGTGGTACTATTCAAATATCTAATGAGATATTCACTTATACAGGTATAACGTCTACTACATTTACAGGCGTAACACGAGCAACTAGTAGCACAACTGCCGCTACACATACACGAGATAGTGTAGTATCACAAACGTGGACAAGTATAGATAGTGGCAGAACAGGCGCATTAAAGTATAAGTTTGAAAGATTTAATTTTGATGGCACAGAAAAGATAATTGTTGTTGACCAAGTTAATGCACCAACAGTATTTAATGCTTCATTATCTGCTACAGATGTAAGTGAAAGTTCAGTTGCTGGTTCTAAATTTGTAGCTGCCTTTAAAAACCATATGTTTTACGCTGGTAAATCATCTTCACCGCAAGAGATTGTATTCAGTGAACCGTTTGATGAGGATGGCTTTAATTCAGGACAGGGTGCTGGTAGTATAAAAGTTGATGATACTGTAACAGGTCTTAAAGTTTTTCGTGGTGAGTTATTTATATTTTGTGAAAATAGGATATTTAAATTAACAGGTTCATCTCTTGCTACCTTTGCTGTACAAGCTATTACTCGTAACATTGGTTGTGTAAACGGATTTACTATACAAGAATTTGCTGGGGATTTAATTTTCTTAGGACCTGATGGATTACGTACAATTGCTGGTACTGCAAGAATTGGTGACGTGGAACTTGGTACTATTAGTTCTAATGTACAACCTTTGTTCCAAGAAAGTTTACCTGATTCCGCTACCTTTGAATCTATAGTAATACCTGATAAAACTCAATATCGTGTTTTCTTTAACAAAGATGGTACAGAGCAAGCAACTACAGGAGTTATTTGTGTACAAAAATCTACAGGTTTTGAATTTGCAAAAGTCAAAGGTATCAAACCTGCTAGTACAGACACACTAGTAGAATCTGGTAATGTATTAGCCATACATGGTGGCTTTGATGGCTTTATATATCGGCAAGACCAAGGGTCTACTTTTAATGGTGCTTTAATTAAAGGAAAGTATAGAAGCCCTGATTTAACTTTTGGCGACCCCGGTATTAGAAAGCATATGCATCGTGTAAATATTAACTATGCACCTGAATCAACCATTGATGCAGACATGTTTGTACGTTATGATTATGAAGATAAAAACTCAACAAGACCTGCCGCTTATCCATTAGATAGTTTAAATGTTGCAGGTATCTACGGTTCTTCTGTGTATGGGTCAGCATCATACGGTGGTCCTTCACAACCAATTGTACGAAAGTCTGTGGAAGGTTCAGGATTTGCTGTAGCTTTACGAGTAGAAGATGGTGCAACTGCTACAGGTACGTACTCATTAAAAGGATTTCAAATGGAATATCAATTAGGGGCTAGACGCTAATGGGAGCAACTTACACAAGACAATCCACCTTTGCTGATGGTGATACTATTAATGCTGCTGATAGCAATGACGAGTTTAACCAGTTAGTAGCTTTTGCGGCATCTAGCACAGGACATACACACGATGGAACTACTGGTGAAGGTGGTCCTATATCGAAGTTGTTAAGTAATGCAATTACTATTGGTACAGGTGTTGATACAGATATTGTTATAACATTCGATGCTAATACTAGTGATGGTGTTATTACATGGAAAGAAGATGAAGATTATTTTGAATTTTCAGATGACGTACTTCTTGCTTCTACAGAAAAATTACAATTCCGTGACACGGCAATATATATCAACTCAAGCACAGATGGACAGCTAGACCTTATAGCAGATACTGAAATACAGTTAGCCGCTACAACTATAGACATAAACGGTAACGTAGACATATCTGGCACACTAACTATTGGTAGTGCTGGGATATCTGAAGCTGAACTTGAGATACTTGATGGTGCAACAGTAACAACTGCTGAATTAAACATTATGGATGGTGACACATCTGCATCTGCTACTACTGTAGTTGACGCAGACCGTGTTGTATTCAATGATGCTGGAACTATGAAACAGGTGGCGG